AATAGGGGGATTCATTTTTCGTAAAGTACTTTGTCTCCAACTCACATACATAGACAGTTCCGGAAAAGGCAACCTGTGCTTGTGATGTATGGCAACATATTTTCCACCTAAGTTTTGATGTAATAGACATACGAAGCAATAAAACTATTCCGGCTGATATTTACCATGACTGAAACCAACAACATCGAAGAAAACGCTGCTGCACCGGCTGAAGTGTCGGTTGACGGACAGCACGTTAAGCAACATTCGCTGAAGGACCAGATCGCGTTGGACCGTTACCTGGCATCCAAGAAAGCTGCTCAGTCTAAGGGACTGGGCGTGAAGATTTTCAAGATCAATCCCGGAGGCACGGTTTGATGCAATTGCATAATTGGTTCAAAAAATCCAAACCACAGGTGCAGCGCCAACAGCAGATGCGCAGCGTGCCGATGGCCAATGTGGTGCGGGCGCGTTACGACGCAGCGCAGACCACAGCGGAAAACGCCCGCCACTGGGCGATGGCTGATGCGATGTCAGCAGATTGTGCAGCATCGGCTGACATCCGCAAGAAGCTGCGTGAACGTGCCCGGTACGAAGTGGCCAACAACAGTTATGCCAAGGGCATCGTGCTGACACTGGCTAATGATTGCATCGGCACCGGCCCGCGCTTGCAACTGCTCACCAAGCATGATGAACTTAACCGCCAGATCGAAGATGCCTTTGCTCAGTGGAGTAAGGCCGTTAGTCTGGCTTCCAAGCTCCGCACGATGCGTATGGCCAAGAGCACAGACGGTGAAGCGTTCGGTGTTTTGAACTTCAATCCCAACGTCGATTCGCCGGTTGCTCTTGATCTGCAACTTCTCGAAGCAGATCGTATCGCGTCACCATCATCGGTGATGTTGCCCACACGCAACGATGTGGACGGTGTGATCCTCGATTCGTTTGGCAACCCACAGTTCTATTCGATCCTGCGTCAGCATCCTGGCGGGTTGGGCAACTACAGCACGTGGATGTCGCAATGTGACGAAGTGCCTGCCAGTTCGGTGATCCACTGGTATCGTGCAGATCGCCCCGAACAACATCGCGGCATTCCAGAAATCACACCGGCGTTGCCGCTGTTTGCCCAACTTCGTCGCTACACTTTGGCCGTGATCGCCGCTGCGGAAACCGCTGCCGACTTTGCTGCGGTGCTGTACACCGATTCGCCTGCCAATGGTGAAGCCCAACCGCTCGATCCGATGGACATCGTCAATCTGGAAAAACGCATGGCTACGGTTTTACCTGATGGTTGGCGACTTGGGCAGATCGATTCGCAGCAACCAGCGACCACGTATGCAGAATTCAAGCGCGAGATTCTCAATGAAATCGCACGCTGTTTGAACCTTCCCTACAACATCGCCGCCTGTAATTCGTCGGGCTACAACTATGCCTCTGGGCGGCTTGACCATCAGACGTATTACAAGTCCATCCGTGTGGAGCAGGCGAATCTGGCTGAAATCGTGCTTGATCAAATCTTCAATGCCTGGATACGCGAGGCCATGCTGACGCCGGAATTTGCTGCTCTGCGAACGCTCCGCAGTATGTCCACTTTGTCCGGGCGTCCGTTACCCCTGCAAAAAGGCTGGTTTTTCGATGGGACGGAGCATGTCGATCCGGCGAAAGAAGCCAATGCTCAGGCCAAACGTTTAGGTAGTCACACCACCACATTGGCTGCTGAATATGCCCGCCAGGGCAAGGATTGGGAAACCGAACTTCGTCAGCGTGCCAAGGAAACCCGACTCATGCAAACACTGGGGCTGACGACATCGGAGAGTCAGCCTGTCCAACCTACTTCATCTTCTCAGGAGACCAACGTACATGACGATGACACTGTCGCCAACCCAACAACTACCTGACCAACTCTCGTTCATATGCCCGTTGACCATCGAAGCAGCGGATAAGGAAAAATCTTCCGGGGGCATTCCTCAATTTCGGATGGTTGCTTACACCGGAGGGCTGATGCGGATCGAAGGCTTTCCACATCCTGTCGTGGTGGACCTTGAAGGTTTAGGCATTGACCGCCAGGACATCCCGGTTCGTCTGGATCACAGTTCGCGCCAAGGCGTGGGGCATACGCAACGCGTTGCTGTCGAAAACGGATCGCTGGTGGCCGAAGGCCTTGTCAGTCGCGACACCAGTTGGGCACGCGATGTGATCCGCAGTGGCCAGAACGGTTTTCCCTGGCAGGCCAGCATCGGCGCGGCCGTCATCGATGCCCAGTTCATTCCCAACGGCCAGAACGTCACCGTCAATGGTCGGACGTTCGACGGCCCGATCCACGTCGTTCGTAAAGCAACCCTTAAGGAAATCTCATTCGTTGATAACGGAGCAGATTCGTCTACGTCTGCCCGCATCGCAGCCAACAGCAAGGAGCAATCGTCTATGCCGCATGCCCCCGGAACCCAAGTCACCCCCGCCCCCGCCCCCGGAAGCCAAGGCAACCAAACCACCACCGTCGATCCCAAACCGGCCACACCTTCGATCACCGAAACCACGCCGCCCAAAGCACCGACCCCGGCCCCGACCCCGGAAGCCACGCCGCCTGCGAGTCCTGCCACCATCGCCGCGCGTGCAACGCAACCCCCGGAAGTTTCGGATGCCCCTGAAGCACCCATGATGCAGATGCGCAAGCAGATGGCCGATGAAACCCGTCGCATCCAGGCCATCCGTAGTATCTGTGATGGCAAACTTCCGGCCGTCGAAGCACAAGCCATCGAAGAAGGTTGGGACGTCACCAAAACCGAACTGCATGTGCTGCGTGCATCGCGCCCGCAAGTGCCGGTGGCAATGCAAGGTGCTGGTTCAAGGCTTCCGGGGGCGGGGGGCAATCCGCAGGTGTTCGAAGCTGTCGCGCTCATGGCCAGTGGTTTGCCCAGTAGTCGGGTGCAGACGCTGTACACCGAACCCGTCCTTGAAGCTGCCGACAAACTCCGTGGCATCGGCGTGCAGGAATTTTGTGAGATGGCCTGTGGCCAGCAACTTCCCCGGTTCCGACGTGATGCCACCGGTTGGTTGCAAGCGGCCTTTAGCAGTGCATCGCTACCGGGTGTCCTCTCCAACATCGCCAACAAGATGCTGCTCGAAGGTTACAACTACGTCGAAGATGCCTGGCGGAAGATTGCCAAGATCGCCAGCGTCAACGATTTTAAAGAACACACGCGTTACCGCATGACCGGTTCGTTCAAGTTCCAGCAGGTGGGCCCCGATGGCGAAATCAAGCATGGTCAACTCGACGAACAGCAGTTCGGACAGAAAGCCGACACGCACGGCATCATGTTCGCCCTCACCCGCCAGATGATCATCAATGATGACCTCGGTGCCTTCACCGATATTCCCCGTCAGATCGGCATGGGCGCTGCCGAGTCAATCGCCGAAGCGGTTTGGAGTCTGTGGTTGCGTAACCCTCTGCAATCCGATGGCAAAGCGTTCTTCCATGCGGATCACAACAACTACAGTGAAGGTGCCGATACCGCGTTGTCCATTGATGGGCTCACTGCTGCGGAAGTCCTCTTTGCTCAGCAGGTCAAACCCAATGGCAAACCCCTTGGCATCATGCCGTCGTTGCTGCTGGTGCCGCCGGGCTTGAAGGTCGCCGCCGAGATGCTCATGAAGAGTTTACTCCTCAACGAGACCACCACGGCCAACAAGGCCAAGCCTGCAACCAATCCGCATGCTGGAAAATTCGATGTCGTGTCCAGTGTCTATCTCTCCAACACCAGTTTTGCCAATGCGTCGAACAAGGCGTGGTATCTGCTGTCTGATCCCAATCGCTTGTCGGCTATCGAGGTCGCGTTCCTCAACGGCGTGGATCGTCCGACCGTCGAAAAAACCGATGCCGATTTTTCAACACTCGGGGTGCAATTTCGCGGCTTTATAGACTTTGGCGTGCGTGAACAGGACCATCGTGGGGCGGCGATGATGAAGGGTGAGTAAATCGGAGGGCATGCATGACTGCTCAAAATTTGTTGCAGCAAGTGGCGACTCCTCGGGTGTCATCTGTTACTGAAAGGTGGCAGATGATTCCCGGGTCCGAAGGCTTGTATTCCGTAAGTACAAGAGGTCGTATTCGCAGTCACTTCAAGGAAACACCACGAATCCTCAAACCCAATTATGACACGAAAGGATATCAGCAGTTTGCAATGTTTTTGCCTGGTGGCCGACGAAAACAGATGAAAGTGCATCGTGCCGTTGCATTGACATTTCTTGGCCCACGTCCACCAGGTGCCCAGATCAACCATATTTCTGGCGATAAGCTCGACAATTCAGTTGCGAATCTTGAATACGTCAGCTGTCGTCAAAATATCAGACATGCCTGGGCCATGGGATTACGACGAGCCGATCAGGTTCAAGGTGAACGGCACGGTATGGCAAAACTCACGGCTGACAATGTTCGTGAGATTCGGTTGATTGGTGACTCAAGAAGTTTGTCAGAAATCTCTCAGACTTTTTTTTGGCGTAACACCGCAATGTATTGCTTCGATACTCAAAAACAAGACGTGGCGACACGTCCACTAAAAGGAAAAAATAAACATGATCGCAACATTCGTTCACAAAGGTGACAGCATCGACTACACCCCAGCCGCTGATGTGGCCGCAGGTGATGTCGTTGTTCAGGAAGACCTTGTCGGCATTGCCAAACTCGACATCGCTGCCAACACGTTGGGCAGCTTGTCGGTGACTGGCATTTTCGATGTGCCCAAGATCGGTGGCCCGGGTATGGCCATCACCACCGGCACCAAGCTCTACTGGGACTCGGCCAACAAATACGTGACGCCCACTGAAATCGAAGGCAAGTATATGGGCAAGGCTGTGGCTGATGCCGGTGATAACGATGCCACCGTTCGTTTGAAACTACTGGCTTAAACTTCCGGGGGCAGAATGGCCAGAGACTACATGAAAGAAGGCATGCAGTGGCTCGCCAGGGTGAGGGCAGGATGGTGTACGCAGGAGGTTGCCTACAAACAAGGTGAATCCTCGTACACCGTCCATGCCTCGCCGGGCATCAGCAAGTACGAAAAATCCTCCGTCGGTGGTGTGACCATCGAGTCGAGCATGTGGGATTTTTTAGTCAATGCTGATGACTTCCCGGCAGAGTTTGAACCCACACCCGGTGACGTCCTGACGATGGATGACAAGCAATACGAAATCACCAATTTCGGTGACGACGGTTGCTACCGCTACTGCGATCCATATCACACAACACTTCGCATTCACACTCGACTATTGGGAGACGCAAGTACATGAATCAATGTGTACAGAATGAAAATGATAGTTGCTCGCAGTTTGATGAACTGCACAACAAACTCGACCGGCTTGATCACGCCATCCGTGGCAATGGTGAACCGGGTATCAACATTCGCCTGGATCGTCTGGAACAAAACGCGATTCGTCATGCCAGATGGATGTGGCTCATCGCCGGTGCCGGTGTGACGAGTCTGGTGAATATTCTTTTTAGTATTTTCCGGGGTTAATTCGGGGGTAAATATGCAAATGACCATTGATCTGGCGGATGCTGTGACTTCGCAACTCAACCAATCGGAAATCGTCACCAATGCAAAACGACAGGTGTTGCCCATTCACGATCTGTCACAGTTGCGGGAGTTGACCGTCAGCGTTGTTCCACGTGGCGTGCAGGTTCAAAGCATCACACGCAAACTCAGTCAGTATGACTGCCAAGTGGATATCGGTATCCAGCAGAAACTCACCGTACCACAGGATCAAATCGATACAGCTGTTAAAGATTTGAGTGGATTGGTTGAGCAGATTGCTGACTACCTGCAACGCCAACCATTAATTGATATGCCGTATGCCATCTGGATTAAGGTGGAGAACCAGCCCATCTATGATCCGGACCATCTGGCCAATCAGCGGGTGTTCACATCGGTGCTGACGTTGACGTATCGCATTACCAAGTGAGGTCTTAATGCTACGTGTGAAATTCAAACCTCCGGGGGCTTCCGGGGGGCTCAACAAAAAACTCGTTCGGCAAAAAATAAACCAGGCGAGTTTTCAGAGCTTGGGCCATGCCGGTGCAGCGATTCGGTTGACAGCTCGACGTAGCATTCGACGGAGCAAACGCTATGCATCATCCGGTTCGCCACCGCGTACACGACATGGCCAACTGCGGCGTGCCATCGTCTATGCCCGCGAAGGTAACGACCGCGTCCTGATCGGCCCCGGTTTCGCCCACGTTGGCCCGTCGGCCATGGCTCACGAATTCGGTGGTCACTTCCGTGGTGGCAACTTTAGAAAGAGACCATTCATGGGGCCAGCCTTGAGTAAAAACCTACCGCGTCTGCCTCAGTTCTGGGCAGGCTCGATTCGATAAACCACACAAATAACCCTTTAAAATAGGAGAAAACCATGTCCATCCGTTTAGGGATGCAGGCCAAGCTGTACTACGGCGCGGCTGGAGCATCCGCAACAAGTGAGCTGACAAACACCAAGGATGTCACGCTTAACCTGGAAACTGGCGAAGCAGACATTACCGTCCGCGCTAGCCAAGGCTGGCGTGCCACAGTGGCCACACTCAAGAATGGTAGTGTGGAGTTCACAATGTTGTGGGATCCGGACGACGAAGGCTTTTCTGCGATCAAGAGTGCCTACTTTAACAACACCGCAATTGCCATGGCAGTGCTTGATGGTGAAGGTGGCAGTGGCCTTGATGCGGACTTTTCAGTCACCAACTTCACGCGCAACGAACCGCTCGAAGAAGCCATCACCGTCAACGTGACGGTCAAACCAACGTATGTCACCCGCGCACCAACTTGGGTGGATGGAGGTAGCAGCTAATGCATACCTTCACCACCCCCGGAAGTCCCGCCCCCGGAAGTCCAAGCCCCGGCAACATCGTTTGGACCGTGCAGATTACCGTCGCCACCATCAAGCGTGTCCAGGCACTGTGTAATGTCAATCTGCTCGATGTGTTGGACAGCAAGTCCCATTTGCTGGAAAAACTGTCCACCGATCCGATCCTGCTCTGTGATGTGCTCTTTGCCATTTGCCAGCAGCAAGCGGAGAACGCCAACATCACCGACGAACAGTTCGGCCAGGCATTGGCAGGTGACGTCATCGATCATGCCACCACGGCTCTGCTTCAGGAGTTGGCAGATTTTTTCCCCGCAGCGAAGCGAACAGTGCTCAAGAAGGCACTAAGCAAGCTTCGCCAGGTCGAGGAAAAAGCCCTGGAAATCGCCAGTGCCCAACTGGACAGTCCGGAGTTGCAGCAACAACTCGAACACCTGCTGCAACCTGCCAAGACATGATCTGGCAATTAGCTGGCATCCTCGGGCTGCATCCCGATCCGTTCACCTTGCGTGAACTATATGAGATGGCCCAGTCTCGCCAGAAACAGGACTGGCAACACACGTCCAACCTGATGGCCTTGCTTGCCAACTTACTCACCTTCAATCGTTCCCACACGTTCAAAGCATCGGACTTTGATCCGTTTGCCCAAAGCCAGACATCGCAGGTAATCCCTCTGGATACCGAAGATGCCATGGCACTACTCAAGAAAACATTTGTCCCTACCCCCGGAAGCCAAAGGAAACCATCGTTATGAAAACCAACCACCTGATCTTCCTGTTCATCCTCACGTTTGTTGTCCTCGGTCTGCTGAGTTTTGCGGGCTGCGACATGGGCGCCATGATCCACGTCAAAACGCCCAACACCATTCAGCAGCAGACGGGCTTGGCCAGCACCATCACGCTCAACGAAGCCGAAAGCGAATACCAACTCTGGTATCAGCACATGCAGACGGCTGGCAGTCAGTGGAAATCCAACATCGAACATGCCAACGAGATCCGCAACATGGTCAACCAGTTGTCGTTGTCGGCACTTGATGAAATCGGTCCCACGGTCGCAGGCGTTCCCGTCCTCGGTCCCATGTTACCTGCTGCATCAGGTTTACTTGGCCTGTTCCTCGGTTCTGGCAAACTCCGCAAGGAAAAAGAAGCCTCCTTCAACAAGGGCCTGGACGAAGGCCGGAAGACCACAACCGCTGCACTTACCTAATTGTTTGAACCGCCAAGACGCCAAGCCCCCGGGGGCGTCAAGTCCAGGCAAGTTTTCTAATCAGTTTTTTTAATCATGTTTCATCTCATCCGCTCTTGGCGTCCTTGGCGTCTTGGCGGTAAATAAAAAAGGTTTAGCATGTCGCCAGGTATTGCCAACAGTCGGAATATTCGTGCCGGGGCTGCGTACATTGAGTTGACCACGCAGGACAGCAAGTTAGTCCGTGGACTCGACAAGGCTCAGAAGCGTGTCAAAGCCTTCGGGAAGTCTGTCGGCGAGATCGGCAAGCGATTGACCGCGGTGTCAGCTGTGGCGGCGGTGCCTCTGCTTTCTGGCCTGAAAGTCTATGCGGATTTTCAGCAGCAGATGGCCACCGTCGCCACCATGCTCCCGGACGCAGATAGCACGAAATACATGGACAGCTTCACCAAGGGCATCCGCAAGATGGCGGTGATCTTTGGGGAATCCACTGAAGCGTTGTCGGGTGGTTTGTATGACATTTTGTCGGCCTCCATCGCCCCGGCCAAGGCACTGGATGTGTTGGGTGTTGCGGCCAAGTCTGCCAAAGCAGGTTTGACCGACACACGCACCGCAGCGGATGCCATTACCACGGTGCTTAACAGTTATGGCCTTGCTGCTGAACAGGCTGGTGATGTCTCCGACTGGTTGTTCGGCATCGTGCAGCGTGGCAAGACGACCTTTGCGGAATTGGCACCGCAGATCGGTATGGTGGCATCGACTGCTTCCAGCGCGGGACTGCCCTTGGATGAACTGGGTGCGATGATCGCCACATTGACGCGCAACGGCCTACGCACCACCACGGCCATTGATTCGGTCAACGGTATTCTGCGCAGCTTCCTTAAACCAAGCGCCGAAGCTACCAAGTTGGCACATGAGCTTGGCTTTGAGA